CAGCAGCGGTAACGTTGGTATCGGTACGTCGGCTCCTACGCTGCCGTTATCCGTCGATGGGGATATCTGGCAAGGGAATACTGGCGGTGTAGAGATCGGGCGCATTGCCAACAATGCTGGCTGGTACGACTTCGGTGCTAGCTCAAACGTCAACGGCGCACAGATGTCCCACCCTGCGATTGTAAGGTTTAACACTGCATCTGCAGAGCGTATGCGCATCGACAGCAGCGGTAACGTGGGTATCAACGGTAGCTCAACTGTATACAAACTTAGCGTGCAAGCATCCGACTCACTCACTAGCTACACGCAAGCCCTACTCGCATCCAGTAATACAGGTACTCACTACATGGTGGGGCTCAAAAGGCTAGATAACGCCACTGTTGGCTCCATCACTCACAACAGCTCAACCACAGCCTTCAACACAACCTCAGACTACCGCCTAAAAGAGAACATCACACCAATTCAAGGCGCTGGTGACATCGTTAAAGCAATGCGTCCTGTAACCTACACCTTCAAGTCTGATGGTTCTTGGATGGATGGATTCCTTGCACACGAACTTCAGGAACTGCACCCTCTTGCAGTCATTGGCGAGAAGGATGCAATGCAAGACGAGGAGTACGAAGTTACTCCAGCAGTAGAAGCCACTTATGATGCAGAAGGCGTAGAGTTAACTCCTGCTGTTCCTGCTGTCATGGGTACTCGTAGTGTCCCTGACTATCAACAGGTTGACTACTCTAAGCTCACACCAATCCTAACAGCAGCACTGCAAGAAGCACTCAACAAGATTGATGCACTTGAGGCTCGTGTTGCTGCACTGGAAGCAGTATGACGTTTAACCTGATCCCACCAGCAATCATCAGTATCCGCAAGGACACTGGTGGTTACGGCCTAGCACGGGGGCCTTACGTTACACTCCCTGCTGACACTACCCCACACCAGCTTCCACATGAGCTTACCCACGTCAAGCAGTGGTGGATGCTTACAGTTATCTGTGCTGCTGCACTCTACGTGGCTCAGATATATATCACAGCCTTACCTATGGGAGCTATGGCGCTGTCCATCGGCGTTCACGGCGGGCTTTACGCGCTGTCAAAACGATATCGCTTCTGGGCCGAGGTGCAGGCTTACCGCGCGTCTGTTGAGACCTCCCCGGAGCGGGCGGATGACTTCGCCAAAATGCTCCACGGATACGACACAGGCAAGACGTTGGCGCAATGCCGCGCCGCGCTTTTGCATACCTGACGCATTGTGCTATATTAGCGCAGAATAGACACCCAAGGGGCGACAATGGCTTTAATTGATCTCAAAATCCCTGCGGGTGTTTACCGCAACGGCACCGACTTGCAAAGCATGGGACGGTGGCGTGACGCAAACCTGATCCGCTGGATCGACGGCACGATGCGCCCAGTTGGCGGGTGGCGCACGCGATCCGACACTGCCGGCGCAAACAAGCTGCGCGGCATGACGACGTGGTCCGACAACGGTAGCGACCGCTGGATCGCGTCAGGCTCACTAGACAAACTCTACATCTGGAACGCCGCCGGCACTCAATTCGACATCACGCCAGCCGGGCTGGTGTCGGGACGCGAGGACGCGGTGTCCTTCACGGGCTACGGCGGCAACGTCTACGGCGCGTTCGCTTACGGCGTGGCCCGCCCAGACATCTCACGCATTCAGCCAGCCACGAGTTGGGACTTAGACAACTGGGGCGAGTATCTGGTCGCCTGCAACGAAGACGACGGCAAGATTTACGAGTGGCAACTCAACACGGGCGTCGTCGCGGCGGCATTAAGCAACGCACCAGTCAGCAACAGCGGCATCGTCGTGACCGAGGAACGCTTCCTGATGGCCCTCGGCGCTGGCGGCAATCCACGCCTAGTGCAGTGGTCTGACCGCGAGGACAACAACCTTTGGACGCCACTGGCGACCAACGAGGCTGGTGACCTTGAGTTAAACACGTCGGGCGCGATAATGAAGGGGTTGAACGTGCGCGGGCAGACGCTGATTTTAACGACGCGCGATGCCCACACTGCCAGCTACATTGGCCCGCCTTACGTTTACGGCATTGAGCGCGTCGGCACATCCTGCGGCCTCGCAGCCAAGCAGGCGGCTGTCGTGGTGGACGCGGGCGCGTTCTGGATGGGCACCGGTTCATTCTACGCGTTCCAGAGCAGCACCGTGCAAGAATTGCAGTCTGACGTCTCCGACTACGTGTTTAACGACATGAACAAATCGCAAGTCAGTAAGGCGTTCGCCATGTCCAACAGCATGTTCGGCGAGGTGACTTGGTTCTACCCGTCGGGCGCATCAACGGAAAATGACCGCTACGTGACGTTCAATTACGTTGAAGGCACTTGGGCGACGGGCGATCTGTCACGCACCGCTGGCTTTGACCGTGGCGCGTTCCGCCAGCCAATGATGGCGTCGGGCGACGACAACAAGATTTACGAGCATGAGATCGGCTTCAACTACAGCGGCCTTGAGCCGTTCGCGGAGACTGGGCCGTTCATGCTTGGCTCTGGCGATCAGGTTATGAGCGTGACGTCGATGCTGCCA